GTTTTTGGAAGATAATAAGTGTTTTGTCGTCTGCAACATTGGCTTCTATTGCTATCTTCTCTGCTTCTTTGTACATTGTATTAAGTCCCTCGCACAGAAAGGGCACCATTGCGTCAATCAAGTGTTCAGTGTATTCTTCCTTAATTTCTAAAAACAACGAAACATTCATAATTATTATATAAATTAGTAACAAATTGATTTTTTTCAAACAAACCACGCAAATATTTTGTCCACTATATTTAATGAATAGACCAAACAAGATACTGATATTTGATTTTGATTCAACATTGTCTAATCAAAATTTATTTTCACTATTTGGTAGCAACGTTCATAATATTGAACAGTTTTACAAAAATGATGCCACAAAACGCAATTTCGAGATAACGTATTTTAATGAATTTGATAAGATGAAGGCACTGTTTAGTATTTTGGTTAAGAAATACAACTTTCGAATTTGCATCGCATCATTTGGTTATAAGCACATGATTGACCGATTTATTGAGTTATCATATGGGTATGATTTGATTCGCAAAGATGATATTATTGGGACCAATGGTTTGACGAAGAATCCGAACGATCGGCGGAGATCATCTATCGATCCGAACTATGCAGTGTCGTTCCCATTTTGTTATAATGAATCTGGTATTTGTAAGAATCATATCATTACACATTTCGTGCAAAAGTATGGAACTGATGATGTCATATTTTTCGATGATGATAGGAAAAATATCGCGCAAGCTAAACATATTTGTAAGTGTGTGTGGATAAATCCGTTGGGGTCGTTGACGAAAGATTTGGTTGTTGATGCAATAAATGAATCTATAGATAATGGCAGGTATCGTAGTTAGGCGCTGACGAAAATGAGTTGTAATAGATATTTGTGTCGGCGGAATGAGTACAGTGAAGATATGGATTGATCATATATTTAATGAATATATAATCAAAACGTCCGGAATGGGGGTGACTGAAAATATGCACATGTATCCGAAAAATTGATGATTTTAAATGCAAATATAAAATTATGTCTACGTCACCAATCATAACACAATGAGCAAAACGAATCGTAAGTGCACAAAATGTTCAACAGTTTTGCCATCAGGTACCGTCAAAAAGATCTGTAAAAAATGCGACACAAAAAAACAAAAGATGAAAGAAGACGACGTCAATAATCTTATGACTGAATCTGGATCAGATGATGGTTCGCTAGAAATCATCGAAACAGCTAAAAAGAAGAAAAAAGATCTGAATAACACGAAACCAATTTGTATAGGAACGACGACAGGGGGTGGACATTGCACATCAGCTGCAAGTGAGAAATATGATTTTAAATTCTGTGGGCGTCATAAATTTCAATACGAGAACAAAAAAGCGATCGACAAGGGCAAGAGGTTATGTCAATCCACTAGGAAATGTGCAAGTCAACCGCCGGGTATCAAAGCAGTCCTCCCGAAAGATAATAAGAGTAATCTTTGCAGAGACTGTTTGGATGCGATTAATGAATGTGAAAGAAAGAGCAGAAGTAAAATCAGTGAAACTAATTCTGAAACGGGCAAATTAACATGCACTAAATGTCGACATGCGTTTCCTCGTAAAGAAATGGGAACCACGGGAACTGGGGCCATTTCATCAAAATGTAAAGCTTGTTTTGCGAGACAGCAAGAGATAGAGCGTAATCGTCCAAAACGGGACAGACGTATTGCTGGTAAATAATATTATCATGATATTGAATATTATGATAATATGGAAAAATTGAAACAAATCAATCTTACGTTGAGTCAACAATAGGTAGGGCACTAAAATGAGTAAATCTAATCGTAAGTGTTCAGCTTGTCTTAAACAATTTTATGCATCAGGGTCGTACAAAACATGCGAAGATTGTCGCAAACGTGGTGCCGCTAACAGAGAGGCGACTAAAAAGAACATCGTAAAATGTTCCGGAAAAGTTGATTCTGGCCCCAACAAGGGAGGACCATGTGGATTCAAAGTCAGCCCGAAATATGACAATAAATATTGTGAAAAACATGGTGTAAAGTTTTCTCAGAAAGCTGGTAGGGAATATTGTAAATCGAGACTTAGTTGTCCTGGTGTCAAGTCTGGAAAAGCAGATATTACGGGCACAGGATTTCGAACGTGCGAAGGATGCCGGAACAGACTTAGTGAAAAAGATCGAAAAGAACGAGGTACGTACAGAGATTTGAATCAGAATAACACACGTGTAAAAATATGCCATCAATGTCCGAAAAGCAAGAATGAGCATCCAGTTGAGCATATGGGCGTTAGCAAACTCGGTATTGTTTCCGATAAATGTGTATTGCACTTTGTTCAGCAACAGATGCGTGAGAAGAAAAGACAGCGTGATCCGGAGAAAGAGAAGGAACGTTATAAAAAATATGAAGCGCTGTTGTCGACTAAAATGAAACGGAACGAGTACAGAAACAAGAATCCAGACAAGGTATATAAATATTATAGCGAATACAGAGCTCGCAAACTAAACATAGATCCTGTGGAGTTTAGGCGACGAAATGCAAAAACTCATAAAAATTGGGTTAAAAACAATCCAGAAAAAGCAAAAAAATATACAACAAAATACAGAACGGATCCTGCTGTTGCATATAAGTTGTACATTAAAAGGGCATATGTCGCCAATTACGATTTTCAGATAGGTTTTTCAGATTTCGAAAAAATGGTCAAAAGCGAATGTCACTATTGTGGAAATTATGATCCTAAACGACTCACTGGAATTGATAGGATCGAAAGTTGCGAAGGTTACGTCGACGATAACGTACTGTCTTGTTGTACCACATGCAATATGATGAAAAATACGTTGAACAAATCTACATATATTTTGATGTGCGCCCATATTACAACACGCAATGGGCCATTAGATTACGGTACATTTCGAAAAGTTTTTGGTGATACAATCGGAGGAACCTATAAATGGTACATCCATTCAGCAAAACGGCGTGGCAAGGAGTTTAATTTATCTGAACAAGAGTTTAACAATATTGTAAAAAGGAGATGTTATTTGTGCGGAAAAAAATCACGAGGGAATCATAAAAACGGTGTCGATCGAGTTGATAACGAAAAAGGATACGAAGTAGATAATTGTAAATCATGTTGTTGCTATTGTAATATGATGAAGAAAGATATGGATCATGATAGATTTTTAAATAAATGCGAACAAGTAGCGATATTACACTATGAAAATTTGAATGATTTGCTCAGCTTATGGATGCCGTCACGTTTTTTAGAACCAAACGTCAACAAAATAAAACTTTCTGATGCCGAAAAGGAAGCTATCAAAGAAAAGAAAGGTATTGAACGACACCAGAAAACCATGTCATCCAAAACATCGGAAGCTATCGAAAAAGAAGCCAAACGCCGGAAAGATGTTTATCTTGAGAAAAAACGATCGGAAAATATTGGAACGTCAGAACCTGTTGAAGAAAGGAAAAGCGAAAAAACTATGCAGGGAAAGAAAAGAGATACTCACGAAAATTATCACGATCAAAATACCACGAACACAAATAAAAAGGATAAGCAAGAACGACATGCAGATATTAGCGTTGAATCGTAATTCGCCTTTTTGATATTCATAATATTAATTAATAATCAATATTATGATAAATTTACCCATACCGCTCAATCAATTGGAATATGCAAGTCCGCCCATACCACTCATGATTCGAAGGACATTGTAATTAACAGCAAAGATAAGCACTTTATTGTCGCTGTCCAAGAACACATCAGCGTACTTATTGTTTCCAAATTCGAAAAACCACAAATTCAACAAAGCAGTATCAATTCTGGAAAAGTTACATGTGCCGGATGGTTGATGTTCTTCAGGATTCAATGCAAATGAGAAGACATTGACACCATCTTTTGGTGTATCAGTATGGTACAAGTATGGCTCAACAGTGTCATACCAGAATCCAGATCTCTTTGATTGACGATCTTGTCCGTTCAATTGCAATTGCACCTCAGTAACTGGATTAATGCTTCCATCGATCAATAATCCGTAGTTATCGTGTAACCAGACTGTGACATCAAAGCATCTAATATATGCTGATCGGTTGTCAACATCAAATTTATCCATTGGAATTGACAAATCAGTGATAGTCAAGTCGTTTCTGGTAACGCTTTCAACTTCTGGGTATGTCAAGTTATCACTATCGAAATCAGTGAAGATTCTGATAACTCCCTCAACCTTATCTCTAAGATCGACATCTCTTGTTCTCTTAAGAAGTGAAGCTGCTGGTGCCAATCGTCCAATTAAGTTGTGTCCACTGGCAAATTCAGCTGCGGTTGCTGAATCATTGAATGTGTACAATGGTTCTTCACATGGTGCTGCTGGATTGATTCCGATGTATTCGATTCCGTTGTTTCCATTGTATGCCATATCGTTACAATCGACTGCGACAGTATTAAAGTATCCGAATTCATCCAAATCGTATTGTGCGAGCAACAACAACTTAGCTGCTTTTTCACGAGCACATTCCCAATCATATGGATCGTAGATCATGAACCTTCCTCCTTGGTAGTTACCCAATTTGGTGACCCAGATCAACTCCTTACATGGGTGATTAAAGTTCAACTTGTATTTAGCGGAGTTGCTGTTGTTGATCGATTCTTCTCCAGTAAATTGGAGTTGTTCAATCAAGTATTCGTGAGAAACTTGTGCGAATCTTCTTCGTTCTTCAGTGTCAAGAAAGACGTAGTTGACATAGAGGGAAGCATCGTCGAGTTCGAAGGTTTCAGCTCCGGTTTTAAAGGCTTCACTGGCAATGTAACATTGTTCAGCTGGTCTGAATCTAACGTAGATCTTAACTTGATGGTATTGAAGTGCAATCAACGGAAGTGCCAAACCGTTGTTTCTACAGAAGTAGAATTGGAGTGGAACATACATTGTGTAGTTTGGTTTGAGCAAGGTGTTGTCTGGAACATCCCAGCTCAATGTACTAACTTCTGTCAGTTCTGGAACATCACCGACCATCTTGGAGTATCCAGATTCTTGTCCAACTGGATGAGACAATTCGTACCAAATGTTAAGCCATTCACCGTATTGTTTGTCAATTTGAGCACCACCAATTTCGAGTTCGGTTTCATCGATAATAGCATGTCCTAATCTTCGGACCCATGCAAACTCAACGTGACCGAATTTAC